CTTGTTGTATAAGGGTTTCTGCATACGTAGTCTTTCCTTCATTTCCATCATCGCCGAACACCCAATAGATAGTTCTTTTATCAGGGGCTGCCTGAAGGTGAGATGAAAGCTCAAGTTGCCATGGTCTATCCATAGTAGGCAGCTTAACATCCCTGAATCTGAGATTAGTGACATACGCCAAGCATCGACGATAGATCTTAGGGTCGGCAATCCTAAGTTCTTCTGGGTCTTCTTGAAATAATTCCAAATTTTTCCTCTTCTTCGACCCACGCTCCTGGAATATTCCATATTCCCAAGGGCCATCAACTCGAGTATCCTCTTTTGTACAGTAGGATCGGCACTGTTCATTACTTCCCTTTGCAGCTTCAAAATGCCACAAGGAACTGACATCTTTCTTCAGACCACCTAGTCTACAAGCCTTCTTCAGAGTAAAGAAACCTTGATAATGGAGCCTACCTGTATCAGGAGCCTTCTCTAACTGAAATATAATATAGTTGAAAGACTCAGGAAGTGAGGAGAAAGGAGGAGCGTTTTCGAATGAAGTGAAACACCAACGCATAGAGGCCATTTATAGAGGTGTAGAGAGGAAGTGTAGAGAGGTCGGGGTAGTACTGGCCCCGACCTCTCGACGGCTACTTATAGCAAAACGAATCGTACAAGAGAAGAAACATAAATACTTTATTAATATAGAGCTTTATATACACAAGTTACATAGTTGACTTTCCTAACGAAGACTAATTAGCATCTGCGCTAAAGCTAACATTGTGAGACGTCATATAATCCAAAGTTTCGGCGGTAGGTGCCGTTTCCTGATTGGACATCTGTGATACCATTAACATCCAGACCAAGGATTGGCCACGTGGATTATTCTGAAAGATCTGTTGATCTATCTTCTGAACCTTAAATTTGTGATAAAATTGAACTGATTCTCCATCTGACTTCAAGATAACTTCCTTCTTCCATAACACCTTACCGAACTTTTCGAACTCAACAGCAACAGAGGGATCCCACATGGTAGGAACAACACTAGCAAAAGTGATAGTTGGGTTGGCCGTAGTCCAACATGCATATACAGTAACCCTAACATTATCAATTGAAGGGGCACCTTCTGGCGCACGGTTGGAAACAGACAGACGACATATACCACCACGAAGAATAACATCTCCCTGGAATGAAGGTACAAGAACGCCACTGTCTGCAGATACAGCACCACCAGCTACAGTATAGAACGTACCAAGCCCATTTATAAGGATAACAGTTGCCTGGTTCGTGTTATTGGGAGTAGATATATTCCCAGTTGTATCTAATATAGATCGGAAGTGCTGCTTGAACAACGTATCATTCCATAACCTATTACGGTATGTTCTCAATGATGTCTTACGTGTTCTAAAAGTACCGACTGATGTAGCAGCCGAGTTACGGTTGGTCATTGAGAAACCTTTACGCATTCCAGACCGACGGCGACGCACGAACTTACGACGTTTCATAGCGCGACCAGTTTGAGGGAGGGAGCGTTTGCGGGTGTGAATACCACGAGCCATAGTGAGTTCTCCGACTACAACAAGTTGAGATTTCTGACCTAAAGGATGGAGGAGGGCTAGTATTTATAGGCGTGTGTGAGCTCGTCACGCTTGGGCGTAACTCGGATAAGCATAAACCTCGCCCAGCGGGTAACGGCTACGCCTACGGTCACCGCGATGGACCCCCACGAGGTTTGTTACAGTTTTTTTACGAATAGTCAGTATATTAAGGCTTTTTATTCTTTACATTTAATAATTACAAGTCTATCATCAGAGAGGGCCTTAGCTTTAATAAGGTTCCCAGTCTTCTGACAGTAAATATTATCCATCCTAGGCATGAAATTAGCCATCACAACAACATGTACATAGTTGTCATAATGAATAGTGACGGGTTCATACTTGTTACTAGTTACATGACGGTCTTTCACCATTTCTAAAACATTATACTGAAGGACTTCTTCTTTCTCTCTTGGAACATCAAAAACCATATGTCCTCCATGCTCAATATACTGATAAGTTATATCATCAGTTTTCCCGCCACGTGTATAGAACCATCCTTGTTGTATAAGGGTTTCTGCATACGTAGTCTTTCCTTCATTTCCATCATCGCCGAACACCCAATAGATAGTTCTTTTATCAGGGGCTGCCTGAAGGTGAGATGAAAGCTCAAGTTGCCA